GAAGTATTTCACAAGACCCAGAATTGTTACATATTCTGACTTATCCTCATTGACGAAAGAACCACTATAATTGTTTTTCTTTATAGTTGGAACTGAGACAGAATTAGATAGAAATGGTACCCATGTTGCAAACAGGGTTATTTCGTCACTAAGAATGCTCGGTCTTTCAGTAATAGAAGATGTTGAGTCAGGTCCCGCATATACATACATCCTTGATACATCTAAAGAGAATAGGGCAGCAGCAATTGCAGCCTTATCTCCTTGAACAATCAAGAGACGTAGGTATAGTGGTATCAATTTTGGTAGACCCCGAGGGTCTATAGAAACTGATGCCCCTATAGAAATATGCTCAGGCGTTCCTGCTAAATATTTGAAGGTAAGCCGCTTGGCTTCCTTAAATACAGCACAGGAATGACGTAACGACGTGTAGTACCATGTATGATGAAAGTAAAGCACCATAGCAATGACACACCACGCAATCTGCGCGGAAAACTGGTGGAGGAATATCACAGATTGCATTGTTGAAAAACAACGAACCAAGTAACCTGTTGCATCTGTTATCTTATGTGTAGGAGATAAAGGACACTTTGAAGAGTCTTTTGGCTGAGCGCCACAAAGATCCTTCCAAGTCGCAATGGATGGATGAACAAAGCAAGCCCATGAATATACATCAGTCGAAATAAGAGGGTACAAACGACGTTTCTGTCGTGATAACCATCGAGTGGAGATTGAAGATATAATCCGTGGGGGGAATTTTGATTTATCAGATCCAGGGTGATAAAGTGTACGAAGCTCCTTACGGACAGAAACACAAGAAGATTGGAGTTTCTGGTATGCAACCGCATCCAGATACATAGCGATACCTTTATTAGAAGGGTCTTCGACTACGTAATCAGCCCGGTGGAGAAGTGACTTCTTCACAAGAATTCCGTCAACGAGAACGTTGTCGGAATCTGCGGCAGTAACTCCCCCCTCCTGTTTCGACGAAACACGAGAGTAAATCTTCGCAGCATATTCATACTGGTCTTTGTATTTCGGATCTGTTAAGAATCCAGCAGGCACATGTATACGGTCTTCCCAAACAAGAAGAGCGATACGTTGTGTTACCGCAGAAAGGCTACTCCACTCAAGATCAGTGATCGGAGTGAACCCTTCCTCTAGAGTCTCAGATTCTTCCGTTACAGGAGGAGTCTTAGGGACAAATAAACTAGTCGAAGATGAGAAGCCAGGCTTATGAGCTACAATCTTATATTGGCCGTAAAGGGCTAATAACAAGGGCGTGTTCAGAAAGTAAGTGGTAACTAGAGAGGTAACATAAAGGGTCTTTCCTGGAGTGTTGCTTCTTAGAGTCGTCATGGCTAAAATAATGGATGGTAAACCATCATTCATTAGGGTGAGATTACTCAACAGACATGAGGTTCTCGTAAGAATGCGAGGTAGATGAGCTAAATGCTCAACTACTGACTTGCCTTGCGGTCCCTTACTCCCGGACGTTACTCAGCCGCCTCATATAGACCTGACGTAGTCGGGGTACAATTCACACCAACGACACCCTTTCGGGAAGTCGGTGCTAATGTACCTTGCCTACAATATCTCACTATACAAGGAGGGCCTTTCACACGTAGGTTTTCACACCTACGATGCAAGTAGAGCATTTTTTGGGTACGGCGTCTTAACTCCGTATGCAACTGTGTAAAAGTACCAAGAAAATCTGATCTCTGAGCCTGATACCGAGAAAGAGGCGATAATCCAGGTGGTCCTGGTCTTATGCAACTTAGCGTAAGTATAGACTGTTCAATTCAGA